CGCGACCTCGGCATGTTTTACGCCCATGCATGGCGAAATCAGCACGTTTTTTACGTGTGCGACACGGCTGGATATCGTTCCAACGGACGAGTTCAGTTGTAGATTAACAACAGCGTATAAAGTTCGCAACTATTTAATAGGAATATTTCTTCTTGGCCGACTTCTTAGCGGGCTTTTTAGCGCTATGAGTCTTGCCCGGCATCATCGTACCGTCCGGCATGCGATGCATCGGGCCCTTTCCACCTTTCTTCTTCGCCTTCATACGTCTATCTCCTTGAGTTAACGGTACCGCGCTGTCTTCTTCGCGATACGCTTTGGTTGCTTCGAGAACTGCTCGCCCTTAGCAAGCGAACGCCGCTTGTTGCGGGTGGTAGCAGCATACTCCTGCGGGGACAGCGCCTGCCGAGCTTTCTTCGGCAGGTACCGTTCGCCAGTCGCCTTCGGGCCTTGGGTGCTGTTCTTACCAGAACGTGTGCCCCACTCTTCCCGAGTCCACTTCTTTAGGGACTTCTGTGACTTGGCTAACCCCATGGACTAATCCTTCTTCATCTTACGAAGAGTCATAGCCAAGCGGGCGCGCTGGCCAGTCTTACCCGACTTCTTAGCCGCTGCACGCAGCTCTTTAGCCGGAATCTTCTCACCCTTTTTGACGCCCATGCTCTTACGCAGGGCACCGGGCTTCTTGATCGCGTCCTTGATCCAATTCTTAGCCATTACTTATACCCTCCACCTGACTTTTTGTACTCGACCGCAAGCATCTGTGCTTTGCGGGCGCTCCATTGGCCTGGTTTGCCGCCTTTGCTGCCAGCTTTGATGCGCTCAAAGATCTGTTTACGCATCGTCGGCTTGGTGTAGTTACCAGCGGCATTGACCTTTGACTTGGCCTTAGCCATTACCACTTCACCTTATCGGCCCAGTACGCTGCAGACATCTTGCCCTTGGCAATGTTTTTAGAGTGGCGGGCTTTAAAAGACTCTCGGCGGTTACGATAGGCTTCAGACTCCCCCTTTTTACGGGGGGAGCCACTCACGCCTTGCTGGCCGAAGCGAATCGTCTTCACTTGGTCGCCCGACTTAGCCACAACTACGTGGCTTTTGGTCGGATGGCTCGGTGTGCGCTTTGGTTTGTTGTAGCCAGAGACACCGGCTCGGGCTAAACGTGAGTCGCGGGTAGCCATTAGATAACATCACCTCTTAATCGCTTGAGGGTAGCGGCCGGAAGAGCGTTGAATTCGTCTTCCGTCAGCTGCATGACGTCGAACGCCTTCTCACCGCGCGCGGCAGAGCTCTCACCCGGCATATCAGGCGGCTGAGCCTCAGCAGCCTTCATCTTGCGAGCGATATCGGCGCGCTTTTTCGCCACTTCATCGACTACAGGAGCCTTTGAAGTGGTCGGAGTAGAGGCCAGAGACGGTTCTACCGGTGCGCCGGGGTCCAAACCGTACTCGCGAATGACAAACTTCGCCGCTTTTGACAGTGCAGCCACCGGATTGTCGCCCTTCACGATGAATGCATCGCGCAAATCGATCACTTCCTGGGTGTACTGCTCGTTGAAGTCGGAGCTAGATCGGTCAAAGACCGGGAAATTCGTCTCCAACTCAGCTGCAGCCTGCTGCAAAGCCGACATTTGCTGGCTCTGAGTGACCTTCTGCTCCATTTTCTGGGTCAGTTCAAACTCAAGCTGAGCACGTTCGGCGCGGCGGATCTCCTGACGGAGGGCTGCGGCCTTCTCATGCTGCCCGTCGAGCACCATGTTCTGATACTCGACCTCTTTTGAGGCGAAATCGTACGAATCCGGAGCTGTCTCAACCGCATTTTTTGCGGCCATCAGGTCATCCAGCTGCTTTTGAAGCGCCTTCTGCTTAGCCAACACCTCGTCGAGGCGAGACTTCGGCACCATTGGCTTCTTAGCTTCCGGTTCCGGCGCAATTTTGGGCTCCGGCGCAGCAACTTCCTGAGCAACCGGCTCGGTGGCCGGTTCAACTTCGGCCTTTACCTCAGGAACTGCGGGTGCTTCTGGCTCTTCGATGGCCGGTTCAGCGGCCGGTTCAGCAACAGCCGCCTGCGGCTCGACCTTAGGCTCCTCGCCAAGACCAAAATTCAGGTCAATGGTTGACGGAGCCGAGTCCTCGACAGGGTCGGAACCAGGCATACGATCAAAACTTACGTCTTTCTTGTCCTCAGACATACTCAATCTCCTATTGTGGGGTCATCGGCCGCATATTCGGGATGGGTCGCGGCGTACCCTGGTTCTGCGTCTTCGCTGCCGTCTGCATAACAGTGGCTGCGATACGCGTCGCTGCAGCCGTCTCCTGCTGCGAACGACGAGTCTGGTTAGTGAGGTCGGCCAATTCACGCCGCAGCTGCAACTCCTGCTCCTTGAGGGCGATCTGCGTTTGCAGTTCGGCCATCTTGAGTTGTGGTTGTACGTCTGCAACGTCCTGCACCTTGGCGATATTGATCGCGGCTTCGGACTGCAGCTTCTGAACTTCCGCCTGCATGCGGGCCAGTTCCAGCTGAACCTGCTGCATCGCGATCTCCGCCTGCATCGCGCTGGCTTCCATCTGCTCCGGAGTCTGCTCGACACCGGTCATCATGCGGATGCGCTTGGCAAGCTCGGCCTTACGGGCCAGGTGGCTGTATTCAATGATGGCGTCATCCGGGATAGCGACACCAACCTGACGCAGGTTAAGAGCCTCGGCGAACTGCATCTCGTCGAACGAGTCACGCGCCGGGGCGGTACCGATCACAACGTCGTACTCACCCAAAGTGAGGTCATTGACGACGCGGCCCTCCGGAGTCATCTCGTTAATAACGAGCGGCTCGCGGGGCTTGAGCGGGTCATCTTCGTTTGTGATCTGGATCACTCGCTGTTCAGTATAGAACTTCTGAACGAGGTTCAACACCTTCTCAGCGAGATAATGGCGAGTCTTACGCAGGTTATCGAGCGGAACCTGGATCATGATGACCCCACGGTTCTGCTTGGCCTGTATAGCAATGCCAGACACCTCAGCGCCGTCCGACCCGAGCATCGAGTCGTTCACACCACTGATAGTCTTAATGTTGAGCGCCGCCTTCTGGCTGATGCGGTCTAGGCCGGTCGGAATCTGGTTTGGCTGAATTTTGACCGGTGGGTTCGACCCACGGTTGTACTCGAGCACCAGGCCAGTTTCAGCGCCGTGTTCCTCGAGGTCATCCGCCGTCATGCCGACGAGCGAACCGCTCTCCACCATCCAGCCACTGTTGGCCGTGGTGTTGACGATGTGTAGCTCCTGGCTCGCGATCTTGTTCAGCTGCTCCTGCGGGGAGAGCAGATTGCGGACCATGCCGAACGGACGACCACGACGGAAGTACGCGAAGTATGGCACGATGGTGAAGTCATCGTACGGCGACCAATCGTCGTGAAGTACGATCTTGTCGCAGGTCACAGTCCACCGAACCCGGCGTACGACTTTTGAGATGAGGCTGAGGTTGTACTGCTTAGCGAACTTCTTCGCCTTCTGCTCGCCCCAGTTCTCCGGCACCTCGCGCTGATCGCCAGTGTTCGGGTCAACGAAGAAATCTGCCCGACCCATCTTGCGGTACTGACGCGCGATGACGCGCAGCGCACGCACATTGCGATAATCTTCGTTGCCGGGGATAGCAGCACCCAAGTAATCCTGGCTGGTATCCGTCTTACCGTAACGGGTTTCTTCGTACTCAATCGAGTCACGACCAAAGCCATTACCGTTCTCGGCCACGAAGCGAAGCGACTCCGCCTTGTCCTTGCCGTAGAGTTCCTCGATCTCATCGAGGGTCATCCACTTAGTCTCGAACACCTCGTTCCAGGTCTTCGGGTCGTACTCCTTCGCATCCGGATCGATCAGGATGTCGAGGGGATCTTTGGCCGTGATGCGGATCTCACCTTCAACGTGGTCGCTGAAGTCCATCCGCACGTCAAAATAACCACGGCCGTCCATGATGAGGCCGTCGCTGAATACCGTCTGCTCAACCCAGTCGAGCTTGTTGTTATCGGCGATCTGCATATACAGCTTGGTCAGCACGCTGGCCACCGCCTGATCGCCACCACGGCGCGGTTTGAACTGCACGTCAGCACGGCGCGTGGACTGTTCTCCGAGGACAGTGTTCACTGTTGGGAGAATAGTGTTGATGGTCAGTGCCGGACGACCTTCGGCTTCCAGAGCGGCAAGATCCACCTGATCCCACTGATCGCCGCGATAGAACGCGTCGCACTTCTTAGCCATCTCGACATATTGCAGATGCCCGTTGTCACGGGCCCGGACGTACCGGTTCCACTGCTGCTGGGCAAGCTGCTGATCTTCGATCGACTGGGTTTTGATCTTAGCCATGTTATGCACTCATCGCGGATTTTTGGCGGGGTCCGCGAGCTAGAGAGATGAGTTTGTCCCGCCAAGACGGTATATGTACAACTGGGGCCTGATACGTGGAGAACTCAGTCATCATGAGACCGATCCACGACAAGGCGTCTACCTGGTCATCGTGGGTTCCATTTGGGAACCTCAGTAACTCTGCGATCAAAGGACCAGAGAACGCTGCATCGCGCGGGAAGTACACCTTCCCCTGCTGCATGCGACCCTGGATAGCGCGAGCGCGAGCTTCTTTATCTCGCCGCCCAGTCTTAAGATCCTTGAAGTACGCCTCGAATAACCCGCGTTCACGCACGCGCTTCTCGAGGAACGGCCCGAGGGCCATTTCGATATGCCCCTTTTCGATGCCTATGATCGAGGGCTTCCACTGCTCGTATAGGTCAAGTATTCGCTCGACCAACTCAAAGCCATCGAACCGCCCACGCACGACGTCCATCACGAACATGTCGTCGTTTTCGTTGATGCCGACGACAACGCCCACGCTGTAGTCGTTGCGATCGTTCTTGCCAATGGCCAAGTCCCACGCGCAGTAATAACGCATGGCGTCTTCGTCGATGTCCTCTGGGTCGTAGTAATTAACCATCGACCTAGTGAAGTACTGGCCATCGTCTGCGACCGGGTTCTGCTGATAAAGCGCCGACCAGTCCCTGGGGCCTACTGCTTTTTCGATGCGGCGGAGCGCTTCGACACTGTACCTTTCGGGGTGGAGCGCTTCCCCGGCTTTTCGAAACTCTTCGTCTTCTTCGGCGATGGCGGGGTATCTGACGACTTCCCATTCATCTCCACCTTGAAGAGCCGATTTAAGAAGTCGGCCAGCCAGGTCATCATCATGCCACCTCGTTAGGATTACCAACACACCGCCGCCGGGAGCGAGACGGGTGTATGCCGTTGATGTATACCAATCCCAGTTCGCATCCCGGTTGTTCTGACTCTCTGCGTCCTCGCGGTTCTTAACCGGATCGTCGATAACGAGAACGTGTGCGCCCTTACCGGTGATACCACCACCGACACCGGCAGCTACGAAGCCACCGCCAGCCGTGGTCAACCACGCTTCAGCACTTTGACTATCCGGGTCCAGGCGCGTCTTGAAGACCGCTTTATATGTCGGTTCACGAAGTACTTGGCGTACCTTACGGCTAAAGCCCATTGCAAGCGAACCCGAATACGAGCAACTAATAAACTCATGCTCAGGGTTACGGCCCAGATGCCAAGCCGGGAATGAAACCGACGCCAGCGTACTCTTACCGTGGCGGGGAGGCATGAATAACATGAGACGCGGAGACTTCTGATCCACGACGTCACGCGAGAATTGTTCGAGCCTTTTGCAGACATCTTTGTGTACCCAACCGGCGTTGTAGTCAGGGTTGAACTTCTCCACGAACGGCAGCAGCCGCTTACGGGACAAGATCCGCGAAGCAAGCTCCTTTTGAGCCTGCTCCTTCACAGTTAGTTCCGGTGACTTCACCGGCTCGACAGTCGCAGCTGGAGGTAAGCCCTCCTGCTCGTCTGCCTTGCAATAGACGCAAACGCGTTCCTTCCTGTTCGAGTACAGGGTCTCTGGGTGTAGCTTCTTACACCCTCTGCACTCCAACATTGGAATCTCGTCTATCAAGGCGCTTCTGGCTCCAGATAGCTAGTATCTTTCCCGGCCAACTTCAGCAGATCCTCATCACTCATCCGCTCCATCTGAGCGGTGTTGACGTTGATGTTTATCTGCGTCGCGTTGTCCGGTGCGGCCAGCCCGTGCAACTTCACGAGCGAGTCCACCGTGTTCTTCATTTCCGTCGAGGTGGCCGCTGCGTTGTACGCGTCCAGATACATCTGGTGTGCGTGCGAGCGCGTGAACTTCACCTCTTCGCGCATCTGCTCGCGGAAGTAGTCCAGCGCCTTTACGACAGACGGGTGCTTAGCTGCATCTAGTGCGTTGCGATAACTGGCATAACCAGCCGCCCGCCCCGCTGCAGCGATAGTCATCCCGCGGGCCATGTAGAGAACCAGCCGCTCCTGTTGTACAGTCAGAGAACTCAGCGTCAGACCCATGTACGGGGTCAACGACTGGAACTCGACGTGTGACATCAGCTCATCGGAATGAGCGAGGTCAGTGGATAGGGGTGCCTGGTTCTCTTGTTGAATCGCTGAGGTCTCCACCTACTTCTACGTCCAGATATACAAAAACCGGTGCCTGATCCCCCAGCTTGTGCAGGGAGATCCCAGTCAGGTAGTCGTGGAGGGTTGTGGGTTTACTAGTCAGCGAGGCGACTATTGCCTCAGCTATATCCCCATCGTAGACCAACACTTCGTAACCACCCCTGTAGGCGGTCCCGATGATGGCCTCGTCAAAGCCCTCGATAGCAAACACCTGGACTTTCGGCAGCATTTATATTAGCCCTGATACTGTCTAATCACAAGAGTACTGGTAAATCGTTTTAACCCACCAGTACAACATGTCAGTACTTAGGCTTTGTTTTAACATGTTAGCCCTGTAAGCCACTAGTTGTACGTTTCCTGGTACATACCCCAAGTTACTGTCTATCCGGTCGATACTAGCGTTGAAGTCCTTAACGCCAGTCCCGTCGTTGTGGTGAGTGAGAACGACCCCCGATATCGCACAACGGCCGTCTTGT